TCTCCTATCTTGATCTCTCTCAACGGTTGCTTTGGTTAGTTCTCTTACAAGTGCTTCATAAAGAAAAATAGTATTTCTTTTTTTGTTATGCTTAATTTTCGCTGACATTTTGTTTTGTCTCCAATTCTGTAATCAATCTTTTTACTTCAGTATTAATCTCGAAGATTTTCTGTTCTTCCTTCTTATAATTAGGTTCTTGTTCCTCAGAAATCCCTCTTCCTAATCTAGCAAGGTCTGAATAGCATTTGTTAATATTTCTAGAAGTGCTGCTTGCTAAGTTAGATCCTGCGTCGGAACTCATTTGTCTTTGCATTGCTCTTTTGCCTGAAAGATCAGTTCTCGGCGCATACCATTTGCCTTTTGATTTAGAGGTTGTTGTAAAGGTTTTGCCCTTTACTTTCTTTTCCATTTTATCGTCCCTGTTTGCTGGGGGGACTGCTAAAAGGTTAGTATCTGGCTCTTCTGCGGCTGGCTCTGCTGCTGCGGGTTCCTCTGCTCCACCGCCTTCGTCACCACCGAGAAGATCTTCTGCCCCGCCTCCTTCATCTCCACCAAGGAGGTCGCCTACTCCGCCTCCGCCGCCCATTCCCATGTCGGTCGCTTCGGCTGATTGGTCAAGTTGGGCTGTGATCATTCTGTCGTGGAACATTTCACGCTGATTACGCAAGAACTCTTCTTCTGAAATAGCAAAGAGGTTTTCTGCGATCCAACGCTTTGAGAAGAAACCTTCTGCTGCTGCCGAAGCAACATCAAACTTAGTTCTCCACTGTTCCAAATCTTGGAGTTCTGCGATCTTGGATGGATTATTCATCGAGAGTTTAAAAGAAATAAGGTCGTTCTCTCTGTATCCCAAAGTGAAAAGGTGGATGATAGCAATCTTTTCCAACTCTGTAATAACAACTCTTTGTAATCTTTGGATTGTTCTCGCAAAACGAATGTCTTTTTGGGCGAGTGTTGCTTTGTCTTCATCGGCACCTTCGCCACGGAAAAGATAAGATTGTGGGATCTTAAGTGCTGAAAATAGTTTGTCTTTTAGATACTTTACGTCGTCAATATCGCCCGTATAAGTTCCTCCGGGCAAAGATTCAACTCTTGTTGATTGACCACCACGAGTAGGAATGAAATAATCCTCGTCAACAGACATAGGATTATAACGAAGATCAACACGACCAGTATCGGCATCAACGACTTGATTACGCTTCATAGAAGTCATAACCTTTTGCATATACTGTTCAATGTCATTAGGAGCCATGTTTCCAACATCAACATAGAAAACACGACGCTCTGGTGAACGAACGATACGATAAGCCATCATTGCGTCTTCAAGAAGTGTGAGTTGCCTGAAGATTCTTCTGGAAGGGTCAAGAACAGAAGTTCCATAAGGAGCGTGTTTATCGTTTCCTAAAATACGAAAATGAGCAACCTGCCAGTTCTCAAATGTAAGCCCAGCAGAATTCCACTGGTATTGGACATAGTTTGGATTTGTTTTATCTTGACCTTCCAATCTTTCTACTTCTCTAAGCGGAAGACTGATTACATTCTCAATACCGGTCTTTTCGTCTATGTCCAAATAAAGAATATAGTCTCCGTATTTGCAGAGAGTTCTACACCAGTTAAAAATGTTGTGCTCAACATTCAATACATTGTGAAAAAGAGAGTTGAGAATAACTTTGATTTCTTCATTTTGACAGTGGATGTTTAAGAGCGGCTTCATGTGAGAAGAAGTAGTCATTTCGTCTGCATAAATATCAAGCGCAGAAGCAATGATTGGCTCATACTCCATTTGATCAAAGTCAATGTATCTTTGTAATCTTGTTTGGTTTTGATAAACATTAGCAGCCAAATCAGAAAAAGGATTGTATTCCATTTTCTTGAACTGCTTACCAGAGGCAGAAGTAAACTTTGTAGAGTATTTGTCTAACTCTGCTCTTCTGTTTTGATTTACATTTTGTGCTCTGTAGTTAACAATAGGACCAGAGAAAAGTCTAGTCAGCCTTTTGAATAGAGGTGATGCTGGATTTCTTACGTTTTTTCCATTTCCATTTCTTGGTGCCATTTGTTTTATCCTTTGAGAATCCAATTATATTGCATTTGCTCTTTTATTCTATCACTAGTTGCGATTGGTTTATAGCCCTGTTGACCCGGAATAGTCGTATTTAGTTCACTTTTTGTCCTAGTCATTGTGCTAAGAAATGTTTTTGTGTATTCTACGTCTCGCTGGTTTGTTTCTAAGGCAGTATCCCTTACCCAGCAGCCAATCGCAAAAGCCATAACAAGGTCGTCATTATACATACGCATTGCTTGTGGACGACCATTCTGCCAAACAAATGTCTCTAACTCATTAAATAGTCTAGCAGAATATATTGTAACTAGTTTATTTCTAATGAATTCTTCCATTTTCGCCACGATCAGCGGTCTGGTCTTAGATGTCGTAGAGAAACCAGCGACAGCATTTGAACTTGTTTCCCCTAAATATTGTTCGACATATTCGTGTGTAGATTTGATTGAATAGTAAAGATTTGGATAAGCCATATCTCTGAGTTTATCCAAGACAGCAAAACCAACTGAGTTGTTTTCGATTACCATTAAACACTCGCCAAACTCTTTGCCTACTTCGTTTAGCATATTAGCAAATAGGTCTGGTGTAATTTTTGATTTATACTCTGCGATGATTTCCATTGTTTCCAACTTGAAAATGTGGAATACAGAACTATCTTTGTCGTCTCCTCGTGCAACGTCAGCCACAAGAAGGTAGGTAGATCCGGGTTGATATTCTTCCCAGATCCAGAAGTTTCTATCAAAACCGGTTTTATATTTTGGCTCTATTAGCCCTTGCTTTATTCTCGCCATATCGTCGGGATGAATAACAGTTTCACCAGACATATTGAAGTTGCACTCGTATTCCTGTGCAACTTGGCGTTGGGACATATTCTTTGTTTCTTCCTCAAACCATTCTTGGTCTCGGTCAGGATGGACATCCCAAGGCAAGATAGTTGGAAAGAAATCATTGACGCCTGCTTCGGCATCTACATAGGTTTGGTGGAACCAGTTTCCTACACCATTTGGGGTAGATAGAGCGATACAACGTCCCCCTGTGGATAGGGTAGGATAAAGACCTGTCCAAAGTTCATCAAGCCCTTCAACGTGTGCAGCCTCGTCAATAACAAGAAGAGAGAGGGCTTCGGAACGACCAGCATCGCCAGAAGTGGTGGAGGCTTTGATTTGAGATCCATTGTTCAACTCGAATGAGGTTCTGTTATCAATAGCAATGTTTGCTATCTGCATCCAATCTGGTAGATTTTTGATGATTGATTTTACTTTCTTGACCAAGTTTGCTGCTGTTTGAAACTTAGTAGCCATAACAAGAATGTTCTTGTCTTTGTGAAAAAGCATCATCCAAGATACATAAGCAGCAGTAATGGTAGAAATACCCAACTGTCGACCCTTCAAGATAATATTGAAGCGGTGATCATTGAAATCGTTTAGTAGTTGGGTTTGGAAATCGTAGGTCTTGAATGGTACCAAGCCTTTGATTGGGTGCGAGATCCTCGCATAGTTGTTGATAAAGAAGTTAGGATCTTTACCACACTTGACTATTTCCGCAAGGATTTCTTTTTTGGATAGTTTGTAAGCCATTTATCACAGTATTATTTCTTCGCACTTTTAAGCCAGTTTCTAATGCCTTCGTTGATGTCTGCTGGCTTATCTTCTTCTAATATCCCTTGGGCACCGCCGATCTTATAGATTGAAGAAGTCTGGTACCAAGTGCGGAAGTTAGACATCTTTTGAACTAAGATATCAGTTTCGCCTTCTTTTGTCAAGCGAAGATTTCCGCTTCCGGCTGCTTTGTATTCTTTTTGGATGAAAGAAATAATGGCTGCGATCTTTTCTTTACGAAGTGCGCATAAATCTAAAATGCGCATTTTTTCGGCGGGCATTAAATCATTCCACTTTTGGCGCTCAACCCTTGAGCGCAAACATCCCATGCAATAACCCTTAGCATTGCTTTGGCATACACCGATACAAGGATTGGGGACGGGAAATAATTCAACCTGTTGCATATTCAACCAACTAAGTGATGAAAAACCAGTCTAGCCTAGAGCGAAACCCCAGCCAAGTCTTTAAAACTACATCACTCAGGCTTATACCCACTATACGGTATATAACTATGAATTATAGTTAAACATGGTGTAGAATTCGGGCCACTTTTTTCACCTGTGTGGTTTCATTTTCTTAGAGGCCCCACAGAGCAACCGCTGAATTATGGCCTATTCTAAGTCGTAATTTGGTTAATAATTAGAGGCATACAATGACTGATCGCATTCAAGTTGGCGGCCTACAAGTCGCTAAAGAACTTTTTGATTTTGTTAACGAAAAAGCTATTCCGGGTACCGGCATTGACCAAGATAAATTCTGGTCAGAGTTCAGCGCCATTGCGAACGAACTAGCGCCTAAAAACAAAGCCCTTTTAGCTAAGCGTGATGATCTACAAGCTGTTATGGCTCTAGTTCGCAGCGGTGAACTTGGTCAACCTTTCCAGTTTGACAACTTCCGCGACTAATTTTTGAGTTTGAGCG